CGACGGGCGACCAGGGCGCGGCGAGTGCGACGGGCGACCGGGGTGCGGCAATTTCATCCGGCTATCGCGGTCGCGTCATGGGTAAGGATGGTTGCGCCATCTTCCTGGTCGAACGCGATGAGAACTACGAAATCATTGCCACTTGGTCCGGCATCGCGGGTCGAGACGGCATCAAGGCCAACACCTGGTACACGATGGAGAACGGCAAACCGGTGGAGGTCGTGTGATGAACGCCGTACTTGCATTAGGCGTTGGCGACTTCCACGACCGTGATGGTGACCGCCAGGCATATTGTGACGCAGCTATCGAGCGCGAATCGGCCGAGTTGTACGCCGATGATCAGGAAGTCAGCGAGGCGTTGTGTGACTTCCTTTCCTACATCCGTGGTCACCGCAACGATCCACGCGTTCTCGAAGCCATCAATGCACTGCGCGATGGCGACCATCTTCACTTCGGCAATCTATGCGCTCAAGCCGTGGATAAGCGGCTTGACCAGAAGGCCGAGGACAACATCACCGAACGTAACGCATCCATCGAACCGTACTGACCCATGAAAACGATCAAGCAATTCCTTTCAACGTTCATAGCGATAGACATCCCGATTCTCATTGCACTGCGTCTAGCGGCGTGATGTGACTCCCTCTAGCTGCTGGTGGACCTCCTGCGCCGATCCCGGCGGCGTTGCAGCAGCACCGGGGCTCTATTCAATCCTAAATGGGTAAAGACATGAATCAGGCAGCAAAGACCCACTACAGGAAGGCATTTGACTCGCCGTACCTGAGTAGCGCGGACATCGTAGAGCCGACTGTGCTTACGGTGAAATTCGTTGCACTTGAGTCGGACCACACCAAGAAGACAAAGGACAAGTTCAACACGGCTCATTTTGCAGAGAAGGAAATTCGACCTGGCGAAAAGATCAAGCCAATGATCCTCAATGCCACCAATAGCAAGACCATGAAGCAAATCACGGGTTCAGCTTTTATCGATGACTGGACTGACGTGAAGGTAACGATCTACGTGGATCAGAACGTCAGGTTCGGCAAGGAATCGGTTGAGGGTCTTCGGATAAGACCTATGCGTCCAGGAAGGAGTGTGCTTACACCAGATCATGGCAAGGCATGGGAAAACGCCAAGTCTGCGTTTAAGCGTGATGGCAATCTGAATAGCGTTCTATCACGCGTAGACATGAGCGAGGAAGACCAGCAAAAGCTCATTGAGGTATGCATGAATGAGGTGGCATGACGTTAAGCAGAACACCGATGAATGGCATGCGCTTCGTATCGGGAAAGCCACAGCGTCCAAGTTCAGCTGCTTCATGGCTAACGACGGAAAGGCCTTTGGTGATCCGGCCAAAGACTATGCACTGCAAATTGCCCTGGAGCGCATTACTGGCCGAAAAGCCGAATACAGCTTCAAGAACGACGACATGGAGCGCGGCCAGGAGCAGGAGCCAACCGCCAGAATGCTCTACGAGGACGAATATTTCGTAGAAGTTTCTAATGGCGGGTTCTTCGATTGGGGCGTTTACGGCGATTCACCAGATGGCCTGATTGGCGAAGACGGAATCATCGAAATCAAGTCCGTCATAGCCAAGACCCACTACGCAACGATTAGGCGTGGAGCGTTTGACCCGTCTTACCGGTGGCAGCTTGTTGGTCACTTGGACTGTACGGGCAGGCAATGGGTTGACTTTGTTAGTTACTGCGCTGACTTCCCAGAAGGAAAACAGCTCTGTATCCACCGCCTTAGTAGGGTTGAGTGTCAGGACGAACTAGCTAGGTTACATGCGAGGCGTCAGCAGTTCCTTTCACTAGTTGATGAGACATACCAAGCCTTGGAGCAAAAGATCCATGACTAAGCAATACGAAAATACCAACAAAGGCGTTTTGTTCATCAACGACCGCAAGGAAAAGGACAGCCATCCGGATCGCAAGGGATCAATCAACGTGGATGGCAAGGAGTACTGGCTGTCAGGCTGGGATAAGCAGACTTCTAAGGGAGACACGATCAGCCTCAGCTTGCAGCCGAAGGAACAGCGGTCGGGTGGCGGCAGCCAGCAGCAGCGCAATAACAACAACAAACAGCGCAGCGCGCCGCCGCCACAGACGGACAGCTTTGACGATGACGATCTGCCCTTCTAGAGGACACATGTTTAGACGTGTTGACGCAGGAATAAGGCATCCCGGCATAGCCGCATCTAAGCTCCTAGCCAGTGGGAGTATGCCGAATAGATTGGACGTGCCGCCCTCCACGGCTTGAGGGCATTACAGATCGCATCGCAACCCGGAGGCATCCGGTAGTTGGATTAACGCTGTGGAGCCGAGTTAGCGTGCGTCCGGTGCGATCTTTAATCGATTTATGGCAGTGAATGTGCAGGCTGATGCGACCGGACGTCCCATTGCGTGGTGGTGTAACCCAGGACACCGAGAACACTAACCAGGAGATCAGCGCCTGGCACTGCCGCCTACAAAGGAGGGCGTAATGAACGGTGATCTTGTCGGGAAGGTGGCGCATTGCAGGCAAACCGGCCATACCGGCTATGTGGTCGGGTTCTTGGATAAGCCCTGCTACATCATCGAAGCAACTGACGGCACGCGTTACACGTTGAATCAAAGTCAGCTGCATGAGGTTCCGTCTTACGACGAAGTTGATTACTGGAAGTCGCGAGCGTTTGTAGCCGAAGACAAGTTAAAAATGGCCAAGCCATGACAGACACCGCCATCAACGCCGGCCTTCGCATCGCGCTGGACCAGGTCAACGCCGCGCTCAGGCGCCATGGCATCGAGCCGTCTGGGGACTATGGGGCGGATATCGAGAGGCTTGCTGTCGCTCCCGAACTTCTTTCGGCCCTTGAGCGAATGGAGTTCGCGTTTCACCTTCTGCTCCAGGGCAAGTCGGTTCGAGATGCCGATGAGGTTTTCGCCGAAGCGCGCAAAGCCATTGCCAAAGCCAAAGGCCACTCCCTATGACGAGTTACACGGATGAGCAGGTGCTTGATCAGGCTACGTGGCTGGTAGGCGCTCGCCTACGAGACAAGACCGTATTTTCTATGCCGATTGATATGGGGCTTAGCACATCTGAAAAGATGCTCCGCTCCCTTCTCGCCGACCGCCACCGCTTGCAAGCGGTGGCGGACAACTTGGTACAAGCCATCCGGGACGATCAGGAGGCATGTGCAAACTCCTATCCCGGCTGGACTACATCTCCGCGACTCGTAGAAGCCATCGACTCCGCCCGAGCCAAGAAGGGGGATATATGAGCGGCATTTCAACTAACGAAAGATTCGCCATTCTGGATTCATCTAGGGGCCTAGGTATTCGTTGTTTCAAGACCCCTATTGACCTCGCTAAAGGCGCTGTCTACGAGCTGAGGTCGTGTATGGACGACGCTAGCATCAGTCGGTGGCTGTGTGATCTTGCCGATGAAATTGAAGCTGACGGTCGTCATACGGCGGGTGTCCCTCAAGACGACGACATGGGGGATTTATGACCACCAACTACGACCACCTACGCGAGGTGGCACAACGAAACCTAGACACCGGCGGTAACCGTGCACTGTATGCGCACATAGACATTCTTAGCCTTCTCGACGAACTCGCCGCGCTCCGTAAGGAGAATGATGGGCTTAGGGCCGTAGTGATGGATATTTTGAAGCTGGCGGATGAGCATCGAGCGGGAGGCTGTCGCATCTTTCAAGTCATGACCGATTGCCCACTTACTGAAGCCGCCCGCGCAGCCATCGGAGACAGTCATGAGTGAGAAGAAGATGACGCTTGAGCAGGCAATCGGACATCTAGATGCCTCACTTCTATTCTGTGACGAAGATGCATGGGAGGTGGTTAAATCCCACCTCACCCGCGCTCCGGTGCAGGTGACGGATGAGGTTGCGCGAGACGTGGCGGAATGTCTTCAATTCAGCGGATGGGCAACCGGCGGCGATTTCGAAGATGATTTTCTTCCGGACGTACGCCGCGCCCTCGAATACGCGCGTCTGGCGCGGCCTGTGGCTGATCCTGTGGACTGCCGCAACGCAGGAGCTGGAAATGGTCTGTGTGATCAATGTGCATCGGGTAATTATGAACAGTGTCGCTATACGCAACGCCAGCCGCAGCCTGTGGCGGTCAATGGCTTGACGCCTGATCTGTTAGGCGAGTGGTGCAACACACTGACGCATGCCTACATGTACGTTAACGAGCGCTCGTTGGAAAACGCGAAACACGGAATCGAGTTAGTACTTGACGATCTCCGCGAATGGCAAGAAAAGCTCTCCCAACCCCACCCGCAAGCCGCGCAAGGCGGTGAGTTTCAGGGGGAGGCTGAGCCGTTTTGTTACGCGGTGGTACAGAAGAATCGCCTATCGCAGGGAGCGATGTATCGGACGCGGGTAGAAGCATTGGCCGATGGCTTGGCTGATTGGGAAATCGACGAAGTTATTCCGCTCTACACGCACCCCCCCGAGCGCGCGGCCGTGCCGGAGAACGTGTTAGATCGCATGTGTCAGGCATTCTACGAAAACAAGGGCAGCATGAAGTGGGAGAAACTCATGGACTGCTGGAAGGATAATTACCGTTCGAACATGCGTGCCGCGCTTTCCGCCGCCCCGACGCTCGCCGGGAAGGAGAAGTGGTGATGGCCATCAAGTTGATGTGGGCTGTAGCCACGTTCATAGCTATATGCCTGATGTTCTTCGTCATTGCGAAATGCGCTGGCGTGCAGTTCGGCACTCCGTGGTGCGGACTTTTCGCCTTCGTCGCATGCTTGTTCGGAAGCTACTTCGGATTCATTGTCTTTGCTGAGGTGAAGCCATGACCGACGAGCAGAAGGTGCAGCTGTTGCCTTGCCCGTTTTGTGGCGGCGAAACGCGCACGTCACGCCACAATGGCGACGAGCGCATTGGCTACAACATCACCATCACCATTTCCTGCAAATCGTGCGGAGCCTCGCTTCCATTAGTAAGTAGACACGATAAGAACGACTGGTGTACCGAATCAGCACAATCCGTCACTGAGCGAGCCATCACTGCATGGAACACCCGCCAAGCCGCCCTCTCCCACGCCAGCGCAACTGCCAATGCCAAGGTCACCGCGTTTCGAAATCGATTCATCAGCGAGAGAACGACCACTTGGTTACGAGATGGACTCGATTACGAGATGGCACGCGCGAAGGCGGAAGCCGACGCTAACGAATATGAGCAGGCGTTCGACCAAGCCATCGCGGCCAAGAGGGGTGAGAAATGAAGTGGCGGCCAATTAGTGAGGCGCCTAGGGGGCGCAAAGTCATCGCCGGATACCACAATGCTCTAGGTAACTGGCGAACCATCATGGCGATGTACTACCCGCCGCGCACCCTTGAGCTTGAAGATGACATGGACGACACCGATGAAGGTTTCGCTCCAGAGGGTTGGTACGAGCTTTGCGAGAACGCGGACACTATCCGCCTCACCGAGGAAGAGCCAACCCACTGGATGCCGCTGCCTGAGCCGCCGGAGGCGGATAATGAGTAACGGATTCGTGTCACCAAATGAAGCCAAGTTTTATAACTTTCTTCAAGGATTCGGTCGACAGCCAGGCATTGATGCAGTCCTTGTAGGAATTAGACATCTAGGCCTAAATGAGAAACAGGCCTATTCATGGATGGATAAGTGGAGCAGAAAAGGCTGGTGGGATTACGGGGTGACCTTGCGTTCCGGATGGTTTACAGCGGTTGCTCCAACGAGGCTTGAGACGCCGGAGGTG